CAACTCAATTTAACAAGGGTCAAACTGCAGTTGAGTTATCACAAATGGGGGTAGCATCAGCACAAATAAGAGTGACCTTAAACTCCTTTTCTTTGTCTACAGGTACTTACTATTTAAATTGTTGGGGAGGGTCAAGATTTCTTGATAGAAATAGTCAGGGACTTCATCAAATGGGTAGTATAAAAATGAGTGTATTTAAACAACATATTTAAGCATGAATACAATAACTATATATGATAAACATACTGGGGAACCGCAAAGTACTTCATCTTACATTAATGAGGTAGAGAAAGAAGGTATTCTTGCAATGGTTACTGATAACCACGATTATGTAGAAAATAATGCACCTCCAACTTTAGACGATTACAAATGGACGGGTAGTGAATGGCAAGAGTTACCTAAACCACAAGAGCTGGCATTACCACATATAAGAACACGAAGAGATTATTTATTAAAACAATGTGATTGGACTCAAGCTAATGACAGCCCTTTATCCGATGCAAAAAAAACAGAGTGGGCTACTTACCGACAAGCTTTAAGAGATTTACCCGATAGCTATACAGATACTGATGAAGCCTCTAAAGTGGTATGGCCTGAAGAACCAGAATGATTTTGTACACAGAAGAACAATTAGAAATAGCGTATACTGAGTATCGGAAACTGCATATGAGAAACAATGTGCCATTTCTTAAAAAAGAAGATTTTAGAGTATTATTTGAATTTCTTATGGAGAATACTACATTAGAATATGTATGATATGACTATGTTTGAGATTACGTTAAACGATTTTTATGTTGAATTTATAGGGTTTGTACTAACCCTGTTAGTAGGTTTAGCTGTTAAAGACTGGGCGGTGGGCTTTGTAAAAGGCGCTACCTTCCGTCTAACATCTTCATTTAAAGAAGGTGATAAAGTAATTTTAGACGGTGATACCGCACTTATTATAAAAGTAGGGTTTTCACAAACAGTATTTGGGGTGTACAACGATGACGGTTACACGTGGCGTTACATATCAAATCAAAAGATTGATGCATTAAAGCTAGAGAAGATTGTAGACTCTGAACTACATGCTGATACAGCTGAGGAGAAAGCACAAAAACTTAGGTCTTTTTTGAAAGACGACGATAATGAGGTAAAATAAACTTTTAAGTGAGGTAAATATGAGTGCAACTAGAATGATGAAAGACAAAGGTAAAGGTAATATTGGGGACATGAAAACCCAAGAGAAAAGACTTGAACCTAGAGGTAGTGGTAATAGTGCTAACGACTTTCCAGATTTAACTGGTGACAATAAAGTTACTATGGCTGATATTTTAAAAGGTAGAGGAGTAGACATTGCCTAGAACTAGAAAGAAAACCTCTATGAAGGTTAAAAAGAAAGCTTTGACTAAACGTCAAGAAGCTACTATGAAACGTCACAGTAAACATCATACAAATAAACATATGAAGTATATGAAACGTAGAATGCTTATGGGTGATACTTTTACACAAGCTCATAAAAAGGCAAAGAAACAGGTAGGTGATTGATGCCAGCAAAAAAAAGAAAAACAACTAAGAAAAAAAGTGGTGCTAAGCCAACTAATCCAGCTTTATATGCTAGAGTAAAAGCTGAAGCTAAACGTAAATTTAAAGTATATCCTAGTGCCTATGCTAACGGTTGGTTAGTTCGTACGTACAAGAAACGTGGTGGCGGTTACAGGTAATGGCTAACACGAAACCCAAAGGAGGCTTAACAGCTTGGTTTGGTAAAGGTAAAAAAGGTGACTGGGTGGACATTGGTGCACCTAAGAAAAAGGGTAGGTATCAAGCTTGCGGTCGTAAATCGGCTAAAAAAAGCAAACGTGCATACCCGAAATGCGTACCACGGTCTAAGGCCCGTAGTATGACAGCTGCTCAAAGACGTAGTGCGGTAGCACGTAAACGTAAAGCAGGCAACCCGGGCGGTAAACCCACAAATGTAAAAACTATAGTAAAAAGGAAAAGACGTGGCACAAAGAAAAAGAAGTAAAATGCCTGCTAGGAACAAGAAGAACTTCCGTTCTACGAAGTCTGGTGCGGGTATGACTCGTGCAGGTGTGAAAGCCTACAGACGTATGAATCCTGGCTCTAAGTTAAAAACTGCTGTTACTGGTAAAGTAAAGAAAGGTAGTAAAGCTGCGAAAAGGCGTAAATCATTTTGCGCACGTTCTGCAGGACAAATGAAGAAGTTTCCAAAAGCTGCGAAGAATCCTAACTCTAGGTTAAGACAAGCACGTAGACGTTGGAAATGTTAATGTATTACAAACACATGGATCTAGATCCTGTATTTGTGTAAAATGAGATTATTATGGCAACTAGAAGACAGAGAAGACTTAGAAGGTCTAATATTAAAAACCAAGTTACTGGCGAAGTAACAAAGGTTCAAAATACAAGACTTGAAGCTTTTAAAAAGAAACATGGGCGTGGTCCTGCTACTGACTCTGAAATAGATCAAGTTTATGGTAGAGGTGCTGCTGACAAAGCGTATGGCGACGCCATGAAGAAAAGGAAAAAAAGGTAAATACTATGGGTAACAGAGTAAAGAAAACAAAAGGCATTTCTAATATAAATGGTATGAAAGTACAAGATACTCAACTTATACCATACCCGACTCAAAAAATGGGGCCATCTATAACATTATATAGAAAACCTAAACCTAAACCTAAACCTAAACCTTACGGAATGTATAAGGGCCCAATAAAACAGAATAAACCTATTCCTTACGGAATGAAGCGCCCCAACAAATGACAAACGGAACTAGAGAAAAAATTAAAAAAGGCACACTTAACATTAAAAATACTGTTACGGGTGAGAAGACTAGAGTTAACAACTCAAGAATGCAAAACACGTATTTGTCTGGTGGTGCTAAAGTACATGCTGATAATGAAGGTCTACATGACTATAAAGTTTCAGGGCGTGTAGGACAAGGGGATAAAAGTATTTCATTTGAAAAAACAAAAAGGGATGCAAGAATTTCTGTTGATAAAGGAAGACATTCAGTTAGTATAGGAAAGTCTCCATATGGTGGTAAGTTAAAAGGAGATGAAACTAAAATTGAATATAGGTATAAATTAGGAAAATGATAAATAGACCTGTAAACCACAAAGAACCACACACATACAAAGACTTGTGCACTAAGAAGTATTCTACAGTTCCGAATCACGATGGTTCTGTACCCGGTGAAAAACAATCTATATTTGTTGACACCAAATCACATCGTAAATTTAAAAACACTAAAGCGGAGTATTAATGTACGGTAAAAAGAAACCTATGAAGAAAAAAGGCATGACTAAGAAAGCCAAGCCTATGAGAATGAAAAGAAAGAAAGGCGGTTATTAAGCTTTTCCTGCTTTTTTATTTCTTTTAAAAGATCTATTTTGACTTTTATGTTGAACCGTTAAGTTTGACGGATCACTATTCATTGGATTGCCATCTTTATGGTGTATATCAAAACCACTACCTTTTGTAACACGCCCATCTCTTAGAGCTTGTCTACGTACTTTATTACGCATAGCACGCCTTTTCTTTTGTTCAGGCGTTCCTTGATAACGAGCGTATTCTTGTTTGTAATTTCTAGACATTAATATTGAGTTGAAGGGTCTTCTTTTGCAGGTCTATTTGCAACAGCTTTAGGCACAGGTCGGGCATTACCGCGAAGTTGTTTTATTTGATAACCCGCAGCAGCATTACGTAAATTAATAAGTTTTCTTACTAATTCATCCGCATTAAACCAGAAGGTTGAATCGGCTTCAAAGTCATATCGTCCACAACCTTTACACCTTTTATCACCAAACTGGCGTACTGTACACCACCCAATACAAGGTGAGTCAGCTAAGCTATTACACTCTCCTGTTAAACTAGAGAGGTTTTTACCACTCATAAGTGCTATTTTACACATAAATTCTCTAATTTGGCTACAAATTCTGAGATACTCATAGCTTCTGTCATGAACTGCGATTTAGTAATATTGTTTACATTATCAAAATCTTGAGTCATAAAGACCGAATTACCTATACCGAGAGCAGCGAAACACGGCACACCTTCTTCTTTACGTGCTTTAAGCCAGGCACACTGTTGCGGTGTTAAATTAAAACAAATAGATGTTCCGTCTTTTTTGGGTAATTCTTTTTTATATTTATACTCTACAAAACAAAGCCCGGCATTGCCTGAATAGAAACAATCTGGTACGCCGCCGTGGTAAGCGTCGTTAATTTTCCATTTGTAGATAGTGGAAGGAAGTTTTTTGTGTACTTTATTTATAAAGTGACGTTCTTGCATACATTACACCGGATCGTGGCCGTATGTAATATATTGTAGCACATACGACGACGCATCTTGTCGCCGTATGTACATCACTTTTAGGAGTCGGTTGGACCTAAGTTAAGCTTTGAGTATACTTCTTTAGCATACTCATAGTCTTCTTCAGTTACCCAACCTTGGTTTTCTGCATTCAAGTTATAGAACTTTTGTGCAGCCCTGTTTTGTGTTTGTAGAGAACTTAGTTTCCACAAAGCACTGAATCTATCGCCTCCTAGCTGTCCAATTTGAGTGTTCCACTCTCGTGAAACTCTTAGTTTGGATGAAGCAAAGTCCATAAGAAAAGGAGTTTTAAGTAACTCACCTGTCTCTGGATCTTTACGAAGTAATAGATGTGATTGAGTTTGAATGATCTCATGATCTTCAGCTTTCAATCCTTCTTTTGCAAGATGGTCGAGGGCTGCTGATTGACTTGTATAAGTACCAATCAACCCACCACCGCTCTCACGTTTTCTCCAAAGAACAAAGTCTTCTTTAAAATGTACGTTAATAACGTATAGCTCCGTGCCATAGTTTTCGTTAGTAACACTATTTATAAAGTCTCCCGGTTTAGCACCGTCAATGTACGCGTCATGGTTAGGATCCACTTCGCTGTTCATTTGTTGGAGTAACTTTACTCTTGGGGTTTGTAAATGCTCGGCAGTGACATTTTCATTACCAAGCCCTGACGCTTCTTTGACGTGCGCTGGCACGTTGCTAGAAACTAGTGATATAGCTGTTTCGCTCATTGTTCACCTTTCTTTTTTCGTGTTTAAATTTACTTACTTCGGTAATTAACTTTAGTAAGCTCCGTGGAACGTACGCCCGGAACCGAAGGTTCCATAGCGATAAGTTCCCTATAAGCTGTAGCTGACATACGTTTCTGTAACAATTCAAAACGACCTGTGTCGCTTATGTGTTGATGCAGAACATCCCAGTCTTCTACAGTTGGTACTGTTTCTGTTTTAAGAGAAATAGTACATACATCGTTACCGGTTTGAGTAAGACCTTGTCTTTCCATATCGGCAGCGATTTCTGCTTCCAGAGCATTTTGTACATTCTTTAGTTCTTTCTCTTGTTCGAGAAGGACCTTAAGCTTTGCACGTGTGTCTGCAAGCATATTCATTTTATCATCAAGAGTAACTTGTTGATTTTCCATAATAACTCCTAGTGGATGACTTGATTTTCTGTTAAGTCAATACGTAAGTCATCGTATACGATATTGACTCCTTTAGTAAGTTCAACAGCGAATAAAGCTGCTTCTTTTACAATTTCTTTAATATCTGGTTCTAAATCTTGGTCTAGATAACTAGAGACAATGAGTTCAGATATTGAATAAATCAAAGCTGTAGCTAGAACAGTATTATCTGTTTTAGTAAGTTCATGTAATTCTTTCTGTGGGAGTTTACCTAATTGTAAAATCTTTTTTGAATCTGACATTTCCATATTATACCTTATGTAATTTACTAAGCACGTTAAGTAAACTTTCCATGCGATTTAGTTTACCGTTTAATTTGTTGTATACCTCTGATTCCCATGTATTTCTAGCTGAAATAAGTATTGTTTCAGTTTTTTGAGTTTGACCAGAACGATGTATACGTCTATTGAATTGTTGAAAATGCTCTGCATTGTACGTAGGTGAGCACCAGATAATTGTGTTAGCTTTAGTAAGTGTAAGACCATGACCTGCTGACTGTGGGTGTGCAAACAATACTTTGATTTGTCCGGCTTGAAAGCGTTGTACAATTTCAGGCCGTCTTTGTGCAGGTACAGAACCGTCGATCACTTCATATGTATAGCCACGTTTTTCTGCAAGTTCTATAAGTGCATCGCGTTCATGTTTCCAATTAAATGCTACAAGCGAATGTTTACGTACATCGACTAGATCCATAACAAGTTCATATCTATCTTGATGAAAATACTGAGTAAGACCATTTTCATCATATACACCACCACTAACGAGTTGTAATAGTTTTTTGACTCGAGCACCTGCATTGACTGCATTGATAGTCCCTTGTTTTGTATACAATACTGACTCTTCAGCAAGTGTTTTGTACATTTTAGCTACCTGCGGGGAAAGTGTTGTATATACAGTTCGAACTATATTGTCAGGTAAATCAATACAATCTTCTAGCGCGTGACGTATGGTAATGTCTTTAAGTTGATTAGCAATTACTTCTTCTATACCGGGCTTGTCTGTCCATACATTGGCAAAGCCATTGAACTGTGGCGTACAGACTTGATGACGATACGAGTAAAATCGCGAACCTAAATGTTGTCCGTCATCTATTAAATGGACTGGATGCCAAAGATCAAGAATGCTATTAGTATTAGGAGTTCCAGACATACCGACCCTTCGCTCGAATATTTCTGATAGCTTTTTAATGTTCTTGGAACGTTTAGCGTCTTTATTTTTGAAAGCAGTAAATTCATCAATTACTAAGTTTTTAAAGTTTGTTAATAACTGTTGATTTTTAACTAAGAAATTGACCGCTTCAAAGTTAGTGATAACCATATCAAGCGACGTATCTTCAAATACTTTTTGTCTATTCTTAGCGTAGGCAACACCGTATTTAATATCAGGTTGAAATTTCTTGATGTCATCAACCCAAGCTGCTTCCAGAATGGATAACGGTGCTAAAACAAGAGTTCGGCCTCCCCATTGAACGTGTGCGTCTAGTACGGACCTTGTTTTTCCTGTTCCGGGATCGGAAGTAACTAAACAACGCGGGTTGTTAGTTAGAAAGTTAGTCGTTTCTTCCTGATGTGCATAAGCACTTATTGTTTTCTCCATCATATCTGTATTTGTTATTTGTTATTTAGTATTTAGTGCGAGAGGATTATACCTACTCTACACCCCATTGACAAGCAGGGTCTTCTCCTTTTTTATACGAACACCACTTACAATTAGATTTGCTTGGGTTCGGTGGAAAAGCTTCTGCTGATGTCATAATCATAGCTCGCTCATGAAGTTTGGGTAAAAATAAGAGAGCTTGATCTCTAGTATAGGACTGTTCAGTTACAGTGCCATGGTCTAGGTACCAGAGTTCTGTTTGTACATGTTGCAAATCTGGATAACGCAAGAACGAACCTATTGCATATGTTAAAGCCTGTTGTCCGTGTGCAATTTCATTACCAAACTGTCTACCAGTTTTGTAGTCTATTACACGTGCGCTGGTTTCATCTTCATGTACGATTGCATCTAACTTGATACGAGCCCATACATCTTTAGCCATCCAATGGCATGCTTCCCATTCTATGGTAAAGCCCCACTCACCTTCTAGTTCTACTTTGCTTTCGTTATACAGTTTTCTCAAATGTTCAAATTGTGTTGTAAATTTACTTAAAGTATCTGGAAACTCACCGAGAGTTCCATCTACATATTTTTCAGCTTGATCGTGTATTTCACTACCACGTTTTGCAGCTGGTCCGTAGTCTTCAGATATTCTCTTTACTTTAGAGATATATATCCGATACGGACACGTTTCGTACGTTTTAAGGGTTGAATGGGACCAAGCTGGTATAAGGCCTAGCTCTTTAGACTTTGACGTCTCAACGACATTATGAATGTCAGGACGTCTATCAGACGTAAGTTGTGGCATATATTTTAGGAGTTATCAGTTAATCACAGATTTATCTCCTAATAATGTAGTATCTTTATCGTCAAAGTGTTCTTGTATTAAGTTTTGTTTTACTTGGTCGTCAAGTACCCAAGTTATTGCAACTCCTCGAGGAGCTGAACTATTCTTCCCAGTGCCGACACGTTTACGTGTGGTAGTGACATTTAGTCGACTCATTGCTTTTGTAAAATCTCGTATAGCTAGTGCTTTTCTATTATCTGTAAGAACATCATACACTAGTTTAATATGCTGCATAGGTATAATAATTTCAGTGCTTGACTTTGCTATCCAGTCTTTGATATACCTTTGTGCTGTACTTATCCCGCCGGCATCAAATGTATTTGTAAGTGGTATGTCTAGTATTTCTACAAAATATTCTAAGTTGCTTTGTTTAATTGCAGTTGCAAATTCTTCTAGTACCGACATAGATACTTGTTTCATTTCTTTCTTAGCATCGTTTTCTAATGCAGTGTGGGCCATACGTTCATCTACCTGAAACTTTTGTAATAGTCCTGCAAAGTTAAACAACTCTGCTTGTACATCTGCTAGCATACCGATAAAGTCAGGATGTGTTTCTTCTAACTTACTTTCTTGTCTGGGTGCTACGTTGTAACGTCTATCGCCTTCTTCTATCTTAACTGCGTCAGCTCGGTTAGTAAGAAAGATAAAATTACAAAAGCTAGGTAATTCTATTTGGTTAGTACGCATAGCACGTATTGTTAATGTAGGTTCTGTGACTTGGTGTTTAAGTTTGTCAGCCATTCTGCCTGTGTTACCTGAGTCGCCCATACGGAACTCATCTACTACAAGAA